AGTGGCAAAGTCGGGAAGGGCAGACACGCCCCATACATTCTCCGTTTTACAGTCTTGCATTCCGGGGCAAAAGACGGTAATATGTGACTACGAAAACGCCGCAGCCCAACGCACAAGGCTGAGGGGCGGCAGTAAAAACGGAGGTAATCATATGGAAATCAAGTTCAATATTGAAAAGAGCCAGCGCAAGGCACTGGCACAGAAAATCGGCGAGCTGACAGGAGCAGAGGTCAAGTACCTCGGTGTACCGGGCTGCAGATACCAGATCGACTTCTTCACCCTGGACAAAAACGCAGTCCTCAGTTTCAGCGACCGCATCGACACAGATATCGTGGAGAAGGTACTGAATGGGCTTGCAGAGGCAGGATATGAAAGCAAAACAGTAGCACCGCCGGAAGAAACGGATGCTTCGGCTGAATCAGAGCCGGATATCCCTGACGAACCGAGCAGCGGATTTCCGCTGCGCGCAAGCATCAGCTTCCCGATTGCAGAGCACACGGTGCAGAGCCTTACAAACCTTATCTGCATGATCCACTCCCGCGGCGCACTTCTCAGCAAGGCGACTGGCGGAGAATTCTTCGCAGACAAGAGCCTCGCCGATGCGATCCTCGATGGCAAGACCTTCCGCAGCATCCACGAGCTTATCGCCTACATCAGAGAATGGGAGGAAACGAATCCCGAACTGAAGGGCATCCGTTTCGCCGATGACAAGCTGATCTTTGACGGCTTCGGTCAGGCGCAGGATGCCGAAACGGTGCAGACCTACACCAAGCTGGCAGCCGCCATGAACAAGATGGCGATCACGCAGAAACGTGTGCAAGCAAAGGATGTCGATGACAGCAACGAAAAGTACGCACTCCGCATCTGGCTGATCCGCCTTGGGCTGAACGGTGCTGACTTCAAGGCTGACCGCAAGCGCCTCATGACTCCGCTTTCCGGACACACCGCATTCCGCAACGATGAGGAGCGTGAACGCTGGGAGGCAAAGCAGAAGGCAAAGCGTGATGCTGCCAGAACCGAACTGACCGAGGAGGATGAAAACGATGCAGTTTCCGAATGAAAGACAGCTCAGAGCCTTGCGGGAGCGTTATCCCGCAGGCACCCGCATCCGACTGAAGCATATGGATGACCCTTATGCACCAGTGCCGCCCGGAACAATTGGCGAGGTTCAGATGGTCGATGACGGCGGCAACATACACATGGTCTGGCAGAACGCTCTCCCTTATAGACGGTGTCGATGATTTCCAAGTCATTTCTGACCGCAATGGGGGCTCCGGAAAATAAGAGATCCTATTCCATTGTATCCGAGTATACCATAGAATTTCAAGTATATCAAGTGTACACATACACCAGATATGAGCAATGTATTTTCCTCGATATTCTGTGGTTTTAGCGGCTTGCTATATCCTCCGAAAGACGGTAACATGTGACACAACGGAAGGGCAAACGCCCACCGAAAAACCGAATCGGAGGATACCAAAATGACTGAGAAAACCGCACAGCAGATCAACAGAATGAAGGAGCAGACCATCGGGGTTGAGATCGAGATGAACAACATCACCCGCAAGGCTGCCGCAAAGCTCGCCGCCGACTTCTTCGGCACCAGCCGCACCGAGTACACCGCACACCGCAACGGCTACGAAACCTACAGCGCATGGGATGCACAGGGCAGAGAGTGGAAATTCCAGAAGGACGTCAGCATCGCAGGCCACGACAGCGAAAAGTGCGAACTGGTCACACCGATCCTGCACTACGCAGACATCGAAACCCTGCAGGAGCTTGTGAGAAGGCTCAGAAAGGCAGGAGCGCGCAGTGATTACACGCGGGGATGTGGAGTCCACTGCCACATTGGAGCCCAGGGACACACACCGCAGAGCCTCAGAAACCTCGCAAACCTTATGGCAAGCCACGAAACCCTGATCGCCGAGGCAATCAGAGTAGACCAGAGCAGAATGCGCCGCTACTGCAGAACAGTTGACCCGAGATTCCTTGAACAGCTCAACCGCAAAAAGCCCACCACGATGGCACAGCTTGCGGACATCTGGTACGGCGCACAGGGCTGCGAATACGGCAGAACCCACCACTACAACGACAGCCGCTATCACATGCTCAACCTCCACGCTACCTTCACCAAAGGCACGGTCGAGTTCAGACTTTTCCAGTTCGCACCGCCTTCCAACGGCAAGCAGAACGGGCTCCACGCAGGCAAGCTCAAGAGCTACATTCAGCTCTGCCTCGCAATGAGCCAGATGGCAAAGGACCTGCGGAGCGCCAGCCCCAAGGAACAGCAGAAGGAAAACAAAAAGTTCGCCATGCGGACTTGGCTGATGAGAATGGGCTTCATCGGGGACGAATTCGCAACCGCAAGGGAAACCCTCACCGAGAACCTTACAGGCGACAACAGCTTCCGCTTCGGCAGACCTTAAAGCCTGCCCTGCGGGGCGGAAGAACAAGCGGAACGGCACGGCGGCGCACACAGCACCCTCATCGCCACGTGTGGGGCGGAAGGGTATCCTCCGAACACATACCCAACTCAGTCAACCGAGCCACACAGGGGCAACACGGCGCGTTTGTGGGCAAAGCATAAAATGAACAACTTCCGGCGCAAAACCGCCCTGAATGATCTGTTCATTTACCCGCTTGATAATGCCGCCGAAAAGAGTTAACATGGCACTACCGCAAGGAAAAAACGCAAAGGAGAACATAGCATGAACAAGAAAAAATACTACATAGCCTACGGCAGCAACCTCAACATCCGCCAGATGCGGTTCCGCTGCCCAGGCGCAAAGCCCATCGGCATTTCCGCGATTCCTGACTACGAACTGCTCTTCAAGAGCAGCAAGACGGGAGCGTACCTCACCATCGAGCCGAAGGACGGCGGGCTTGTTCCGGTCGCCGTGTGGGAAGTGACAGCCGACGATGAGAAGCACCTCGACATCTACGAGGGCTACCCGAACTTCTACTACAAGAAGGAAGTCCGCCTGCCAATCAGGCTGGCAAACGGCAAGACCAAAAAGGTCACGGCATTTGTCTACATCATGCACGAGGAGCGTGAGATTGCGATCCCGTCAATGACCTACATCCGCACATGCGAGGAAGGCTACCGCAACTTCGGATTTGATTTGAAGTACCTTGACAGGGCATACATGAGAAGCACAAAGGAGGACTGAAAATGAAAGAACAAGTTTTTGAAAAGCGTACATGTCCGAAATGCGGACGCACCTACACCGAGCGACCGGCGCTTTCCCGCAGCGACAACGAAACGCTGATCTGCCCCGACTGCGGAACGAGGGAAGCCCTCGACAGCATGGGCATCAGCATCGAGGAACAGGACAAGATCCTCGGCATCATCCACGAGAAGTACAACGGCGAATAAGGCGGCACAAAGGGGCGTTACAGCCCCTTTCCGCATTCTCAGGGATAACTTATCCCCCACTTTCCGGGCGTGACACGGCGCGTTCTGGCGCAAACTGTGGGCTTGTGTATATGTACCTGTTCAGCTTGCTGAAAACGGCGATTCTTCTACGATTTATTTTGCACATAGGCGTGGACTTTTCAGGCAAAAGGCGGTAATATGTGACACAACGGAAGGGCAGACAGCCCGCCGGAATTCATAACATGGAGGATACGAACATGAACGACAACTACTTTGAGGAGATGACCTTCCAGTGCGCCGCCTATGAACGCGCCAAAAAGGAGCGCGCCGAGCGCAAGGCTCAGATTGCCGAAGCCCACGGCTACGACAGCCCGGAGATGGACGCTTGGTACGCTGAGGAGAAGGCGGCAGGTCCTTACCCCTACAGCGGCGGTGAGATGAAAGCCTACTGGGTGTACAAGATGCGCCGCGAGAACGACGGTGACGAGTTCGAGATGAGCGATTACTGCTGGGACAAGGAATTCCACGATTTCATCGAAACGCTCCGCAAGCTAGGCATCACCGAGTTCACGATCACCAATCAGAGCACGGCGCTGATGGAGAACATCTACGGATTTATTGCAGAAGGCTGCACGATGGTCGGAACGCACACCATCACCAAGAAGAGCCTGCGCTGGGGCGAGGAAGAATACGAAACGGCACAGGGCATCCTTTTCAAGGTGAACTGATATCGACAGGAGCAGGGCTTCGGCTCTGCTCCCCCTCCCCCTTTTCCTCATGTGTAAATCCTACAATACGAAAGGCTGAGATCGGCGATTCTTCTACGTTTTATTTTGCACATAGGCGTGGACTTATCAGCAGGATCATGGTAATATGTGACACAACGGAAGGGCAGAACGCCTACCGAAAAACGAAACGGAGGATAACACCATGAACCCCTACACACTGAGAAAGAGCCTGAACCTGATTGATGCCAACACGGCGATCACCCGCGAGGACTTCGAGAGCCTCTTCTGCAAGACTGCAGAGCGTGTCACCTTTACCTTCAACGGTTGGGACGGCAAGAGCTATGATGGCGAGAGCCGCAGCGGTTACGTTTACCGCACCATCATCGAGGGCTACGAGAATGTGAGATTCGTTAAGGTCGGCAAGGGACTGCATTACATCGATGAGGACAGCAGCATTACCGAGAAGGCTACGGGCATCGCCCACAAGGAAGCAGAGTGGCTGGTCGATGTGAAGAGAGCATAAGCAAAACAGCGGAGCCCTTCCTGCGGGGAGGGCTTACCGCAGAAAAAAACATGGAGGTTTACGAACATGAGTACGAATTCAAGAGTCGGAATCCTGCATCAGGACGGCGCCACGGAGACAATCTACTGCCATTGGGACGGCTACCCCGAACACCAGATGCCCATCCTCACCGAGCATTATAACACCGCCGAGAAGGTCAAGGCACTGCTTGCCCTTGGAGACATCAGCATCCTCGGCGAGCGCCTTGCTCCCGATGCGGATGAGCCGCACAGCTTTGAAAAGCCTGCCGATGGTGTGACGGTTGCTTACCACCGCGACCGCAAAGAGCCGATGCAGCCTGCGGTCACCCACAAGAGCGTTGTTTCCCTGATGAGCGATGACTGGGGCATTCCGTATTACTACCTTTTCGATGAGGAAAAAGGAGCATGGCTTCCGCCGACCGAGGACTGATAGGTTCAGCCCTGCGGGGCTGACTTGCCCCACGTTGTCCTTTGTGCGGTTTTCCTGCGATAAGCTTGCCCCTGCGGAAAGCCGCCTCACACGGCGCGTTTGTGTGCCTCCTGTGGGCTTGGTGCTATGTATACAACAAATGGCGCAGATACGCCGATTTTGTTCTGAACATTTAGCCGCTTGCTATTCCGGAAAGATCATGGTAATATGCTACACAACGGAAGGGTAAACGCCCACCGAATACAAAACACGGAGGTAAACCACCATGACAAAGAAGGAAATGAAAGCCGCAGTTGACAAGCTGAAGATGCTGCAGAACGGCAAAGCCGCCCTTGAGGGAATGACCGAAGCGGACTGCCTTGAGCTTTTCGGGATCAGCAGAGCGCAGGCACTTGCAAACACAAACGCCGCCCTTGCCAAAACCGAGCAGGAGATTTTCAGAGCCGAGCATCCGCTGACAGGCATCGACAAACAGCTCTTCGAGATCGCAGCAAAGCACCTGATCACGGTGCAGGAGCGCGGAGACCTTGAAGCCCGCCACTGCGACAGCGAGGACTTCATCGAGGTTTCGGTCTGGGGGCTGGAAGCCGCCCTCAAGGATGCCTACGAGGCAGGACGCAAGAGCAAGTAACCAAACGGAACAGCGCAGCCCTTCCGCAGGGAGGGGCTGCCAATCCCGAAGGAGGAAAGAACATGGATACATACGCACAGCTTGAAATGCTGACCGCAGTCATCGCAAACCTGTCGGCCACGGGAACATGGACGGAGCGAGAAGTGATGGAAACGCTGCTGGATGTCTTTGAACCGAAGGAGCTTGAACAGCTCGGCTACGGCGACTGCGTGAACGCATACTTGGAAGAGTACGGCGGATAGCGACGACACACGCACCACGTTGCCTCGTGTGGGGCGGTGCCGGGGAGATGCGTACAGCTTGCCCCTGCGAAAAGCCGCCCACACGGCGCATTTGTGTGCCTCCTGCGGCAAGGCATAATATGTACAACAACCGACAAAAAATCGCCTTGCACATTCTGGTAGTTTAGCCGCTTGATATATCTGCCGAAAAGAGTTATAGTGTGTACAACGGAACGGGAAACCGAGCCGAAAACTACGAAAGAACGAGGTAAACACTATGTGGCACGAAGGCACGATTCTGGCACCGACCAAGGAAGGCAAGACGGTGGTTCACTACTGGGCAAAGGTCTACGACGAGGGCAGCCAGTACGGCATCAACGAGGGCAGAATCAGTAAACTGACACTCAAGGAGAATGGCAAGGTCATCTACAACTACGACAGAGGCGAGGATGTACCCGAGCAGAACGAGGCTGCGAAGATTGCCCTTGCGATCCTGATGTACGAGTACAAGTAAATAGAACGGTCGGTGGGCGGTAGCATTAAGCCGCCCATCCAAACCAAGACGGACACACATATAAATTCAAGGTGGATATACATAGGAGAGGCTTGCAGCACGCAGGCCTTTTCTTTATGCAGATTTTTTGAGAAAAGGAGTGATGCGGATGGCTCAGAGAGGCAGAAAACCGACGCCGACAGCAATCAAGGAACTGGAAGGCAATCCCGGAAAACGACCGCTGAATGATGCAGAGCCGAAGCCGGAACGCAAGGCACCGCCCTGTCCGAAGTGGCTGGAGCCCGAAGCAAAAAAGGAATGGCGCAGGCTGTCAAAGCAACTGGAGCAGATTGGTGTGCTGACCGAGGTCGATCAGGCGGCATTCGCATCCTACTGTCAGGCATACGCACGATGGAAAGAAGCCGAGGAATTCATGACCCAGCACGGCACGATCGTAAAAACAAAATCAGGTTACTGGCAGCAGGTTCCGCAGGTATCTATCGCACAGACATATCTGAAAATTATGAACAAGATCGCAGAGCAGTTTGGCCTGACCCCGGCGGCAAGAAGCCGTATCACTGCCGGCGCAGATATGAAAAACGCTGCCGTTGACGATATGGATGAACTTCTCGGAGGTGGCTGATGGCGAGAACGGCAAAGGCAAGAGAAAGACCTGCCAACTATCCGAAACTGAAGGATTATAAACCGACACGCTTTATGCTGCCGGAATCGCACTACGATGCGGCAAAGGCTGACCGAGCTGCGCGGTTCATCGAGAATCTCTGCCATACCAAAGGACGCTGGGCAGGCAAACCGTTCTGGCTGCTTCCGTGGCAGGAACAGATCATCCGGGATATTTTCGGCATCGTCAAAGAGGACGATATGCGGCAATTTCGTACCGCCTATGTCGAAATTCCAAAGAAAAATGGGAAGCAGCTTGCACTGGATACACCGATCCCGACTCCGCAGGGATTCACCAATATGGGAGATCTGAAGGTCGGAGATACAGTATTCGATGAAAACGGCATTCCGTGCCATGTGGTTGCGAAAAGTCCTGTGGATGATACAGAGCAAGCCTACAAGCTGACCTTCAAGGACGGCACCTCGATCATTGCTGGGAAACGGCATCTGTGGAACATCGAAATCGATAGTAGCGGCAAACTCGTTTCAACTCGTGAGATTTACGAGATGAACACCGATATCAAAATCGTTTCAAGTAAATGCCCCGAGACATCAAACAAAGATATTCTGCAACATTGGGAGGCTTCTCACGGCAATAACCCTCGTTATCATTACCTGCTGGATATTCAGCCAATAGATCATCCCGTAAAAATGCAGTGTATTCAGGTGGACAGTCCGAGTCACCAATATCTCGCAGGACCGTCATTTGTGCCTACGCACAACAGTGAGCTTGCAGCGGCAATTGCACTGTATCTGCTCTACGCCGACAACGAGCCTTCCGCCGAGGTCTACGGTGCTGCCGCCGACCGACAGCAGGCATCCATCGTTTTTGACGTTGCAAAGCGCATGGTGGAAATGACACCGGCACTTCTGAAACGCTCAAAAATCATGGCGGCGACAAAGCGTCTGGTGAATTACAGTAATGTTGGCTTTTATCAGGTGCTTTCAGCGGAAGTCGGTACAAAGCACGGATTGAATGTATCCGGTCTGGTTTTGGATGAACTTCATGCCCAACCGAACCGCAGCCTTGTGGATGTTCTCACAAAGGGTTCCGGTGATGCCCGTACTCAGCCGCTGTACTTCCTGATCACAACCGCCGGAACGGATCGCAACAGCATCTGCTACGAGTATCACACGAAAGCAAAAGATATTCTGGACGGCAGGCGCATTGATCCGTCCTTCTATCCTGTGATCTACGGCTTGAACGATGATGACGACTGGAACGCAGAGGAGTCATGGTATAAGGCAAATCCCTCGCTCGGATACACTATCGCCATCGACCGAGTCCGCGATGCTCACCGGGAAGCCCTTACAAATCCCGCTGAAGAAAATGTATTCCGTCAGCTGAGGCTTGACCAGTGGGTAGGCAGTGCGGTGGCATGGATTCCGGAGCATATCTACGACAGGGGCAATCTTCCGATCGACCTCGAAAAGCTCCGGGGACGGGAGTGCTACGCAGGTCTTGACCTATCCAGCACATCGGATATCACGGCATTTGTGCTGGTGTTCCCTCCGCTGCATGACGGCGAGAAATACATCGTTGTCCCGCACTTCTGGCTGCCGAGAGAAACGCTCGATTTGCGAGTACGGCGAGACCATGTTCCCTACGATGCATGGGAGCGCATGGGATTATTTCATATCACCGAGGGCAATGTGGTCGATTACAATTTCGTGCGGAAAACGATCAACGAGCTGCACACGATGTACAACATCAAGGAAATTGCTGCCGACCGCTGGAATGCCACACAGCTTATCACAGACCTTGAGGGAGACGGATTTACCGTTGTTCCGATGGGCATGGGCTTCAAGGATATGTCCCCGCCGATGAAGGAACTGTACAAGCTCATACTCGAAGGGCAGTTTATCCACGGCGGCAACCCTGTACTCCGCTGGATGGCAGGAAATGTGGTCGCTGAAATTGATGCGGCGGAAAATATCAAGCCGTCCAAGAAAAAGTCCACAGAGAAAATTGACGGCATCGTAGCATGGATCATGGCACTTGACCGCTGTATTCGCCACGAGATGCAAGGCAGTGTATATGATGAACCCGACCACGATCTTGTGGTCATCTGACAGGAGGTAATGTTTATGGGCTTTTTGAGCTGGCTTGGCATCAGCAAGCCGAGAGATGCGCCGATGCTGCCGGATATTCAGGACAATGTCCGGGATTCAGGAAACCTGTTCGTTTTCGGTATGACGCACAGCGGAGAGCGTGTTGACGAGCGAACGGCAATGCAGATCGTTACCGTATACGCCTGCGTGAGGCTGCTCTCCAATACGATTGCTGGACTGCCGCTGCACCTTTACAGATACACCGGACAGGGCGAGGATAAGGAATTAGCCATTGACCATCCGCTGTACAAAATACTCTATCGGCAGCCGAATCCCGAAATGAGTTCATTCTCGTTCTGGGAAGCACTCATGTGCCACCTTTTACTATGGGGCAACGCCTATGCACAGATTGTCCGGGACGGCAAAAACGGCATCCTCGGTCTCTATCCCCTGCTTCCCGAAAATGTCGAGATCGACCGTGATCCGAAATCCGGCGACCTGATCTACACTTACCACGCCTACACCGACGAAAAGCCCGGTGAGCATGACAAGGATATTATCTTCCGCAGGGATGAAATCTTACACATCCCTGGTCTGGGATTCAATGGACTGGTCGGTTTCTCACCGATAGCGATGATGAAAAATGCACTCGGTGCGGTCATGGCAGTAGAGCGATACGGCAGCGCCTTCTTCAAAAACGGAGCGCAGCCTGCCGGAGTTCTCGAACATCCGGGCGTGCTGAAGGATCCGCAGAAGATCCGCGACAACTGGACAAAGGCATACGGCGGCGCACGGAACGCACACCGCATCGCAGTCCTCGAAGAAGGTATGCAGTATAAGCCGATCTCCCTGCCGCCGGAGGATTCGCAGTTCCTTTCCACAAGAGAATTTGACGTGGAGGAAATTTGCAGAATGTTTCAGGTTCCACCGCATCTGGTGCAGGATTTGAAGAGGTCTACGTTCAACAACATTGAGCATCAGGGTATTGCATTTGTGCAGTATTCTCTCATGCCGTGGATCATCCGTATCGAAAAGGGCATCATGAAAGACCTTCTTCTGGAGGAAGAACAGAATGTATATTTCCCGAAGTTCAATGTGGACGGTCTCATGCGAGGAGATTATCAGAGCCGCATGAACGCCTATGCCATCGGTGTGGGTAACGGCTTTATGTCGCCCAACGATGTGCGCCGTCTTGAAAATATGGATCTCATTCCCGAAGATCAGGGCGGTGAGGATTATTACCTCAACGGCAGCTACAATAAACTGCAAGACGCCGGTGCAGCGTATAACCTGAATGCACAGCAGGACAATGAGCCTGACGAACAGCCGGATACCGATGATACACCGGACGAAGAAACCGATGACCGTTTCCTGCGGCAAAAACGCAGGAAGAAGTACAGAAATGGGGGTATGTAAATGGAAAAGTTCTGGAATTGGATCCACGATGACAGCGGCGGCAGAGTCCTCCGGCTTGAAGGTCCTATCGACTCGGAGAGCTTCTGGGGAGATGAGATCACGCCGCAATCTTTCCGCGATGAACTGTATGCCGAGGAGGGTGACATTACACTTTGGCTGAATAGTCCAGGCGGCAATGTGTTCGCAGCAGCAGAAATTTACACGATGATACGTGATTATCCGCACAGGGTAACGGTAAAAATCGCAAGCATTGCAGCATCGGCGGCGAGCGTGATTGCTATGGCAGGAAATACTGTGCAGATGTCTCCGACCGCACTCCTGTTCGTGCATGATCCGTCCACAATTGCGATGGGAAACGCCAAGGACATGGAAAAAGCCATCGCAACACTGAATGAGGTCAAAGAGAGCATCATCAACGCATATGCCGCAAAAACCGGACTCAGCAGAAACCGCATCAGCAAGCTCATGTCGGACGAGACATGGATCAATGCGAAAAAGGCAGTTGAGCTGGGCTTTGCAGATGAGATTCTGTTCGATGAAAAGTCCAAACCGGACAAGAAGGATGAGCCTGACGATCCGGACGAGCCTGAGAAGCCTGATCAGGAAGGCGGTGACGATGAGGGTGATGAAAAGAAAGAGACCGAAAAGAAGCCGTTCAAGTTGGACACCGACGATGCCCTTTGGGAGTACAGTACCCGTGTCATGGGACAGACCATTCTGGGAAAGATCACCGCTTCCGCAGCAACGGAAGGCACAGAGCCGCCCGATGACGGCAAGGCAGATGATGCCAAGAAACCTTCCGAGGAAGGGCTGACGGATACAGCACCGACTGTGACCATCCCTGTGATCGGCATGGACGGTAAAACCGCAGACGGCGCAATGCCGTATGAAATTCTGAAACAGCAGCTTGCATTTTTGAGATAAGGCTGGCTGTATTTTTATGCGACACCGGATTTTATCCGGAGAAATGGAGAAAAGATATGAGCAAGATCATGGAACTTCGCAGTAAGCGTAATACCCTGTGGGAGCAGACAAAGGCATTCCTCGAAAAGCACCGTGGTGAGAACGGTCTCGTGGAGGCATCCGCAGTTGAGCAGTACAACAAAATGGCCGGTGAGGTGCAGGCTCTCGGTGCAGAGATCGAGCGTCTGGAACAGCAGGCAGCCGTGGATGCGGCACTTTCCGCACCGACCTCCAAGCCCGTCACCAACGCTCCCGGCGCAAAGAACACGCCGCCCACTAACCCGACCGCAACGGACGAGTACAAGTGTGCGTTCTGGAATATGATCCGCAACAAGGGCGATCAGCTTGTAGTCCGCAACGCACTCTCTGTCGGTGAGGACACCGAGGGCGGCTACACTGTGCCCGACGAGTTCGAGCGCCGTCTGATTCAGGCGCTTGAGGAAAACAACATCTTCCGCCAGATGGCAACGGTCATCAAGACCAATTCCGGTACCCGCAAGATTCCCATTGCCAACGATACGATGGAAGCGCAGTGGATCGATGAGGGAGAAGAGATCCCGGAGACCGACACCAGATTCGGTCAGACAACCCTCTCTGCATATAAGCTCGGCACGATGATCAAGATCAGCAACGAGCTTCTGCACGATTCCGCCTTCGACCTCGCAAGCTATATCGCTGCACGTTTCGGTGTGGCAATGGGCAACGCCGAGGAAAGAGCGTTCTTCACCGGTGACGGTGACAAGAAGCCCCTCGGTATTCTCGATGAGACCGGCGGCGCTGAGCTTGGTGTCACTGCGGCATCTCAGACTGCGATCACCTTCGATGAGATCTTCAACCTCTACTACAGCCTGAAGTCTCCCTACCGCCGCAACGCACAGTTCGTCTGCAACGAGACCATTCTCCTTCAGCTCATGAAGCTGAAAGACAAGAACGACAACTACCTCTGGAAGCCGAGCCTTGATATCGCAAAGCCGGATACAATTCTCGGCAGACCGATCCGCACCTCTTCCTTCATGCCCGGTATCGCAAAGGGTGAGCGTGTTCTCCTCTTCGGTGACATGAAGAATTACTGGGTGGCAGACCGTCAGAACCGCACCTTCCGCCGTCTGAACGAGCTGTATGCCCGCACCGATCAGGTCGGCTTCCTCACCACGCAGCGTGTGGACGGCCGTCTGATCCTGCCGGAATCCGTCAAGGTTCTCAAGATGGCTGGAACAAAGGCTACTACGACTGGCGGTAACACCGGCGGCGGTGCAGGCGGCAACGGCTGATGAACGGAGGGCAGATAAGTGACTCTGATCTCACTGCCTGAAACAAAAAACTATCTCCGTGTAGATCATTGCGAGGATGACAAGCTCATCCTCACTCTGATCGATACGGCACAGCGGCTCGTGATGGATGTGGGGCGCATGAATGAAAAGCAGCTCGCGGAAAATGAGGAAACCTCCCGGCAGGCTATGCTGTATACTGTTTCTTACCTCTATGAAAACCGCAATACTGCTGATTATCATGCACTGACGCTGACACTCAGGGCTCTGCTGTTCGCACAGAGGGAGGGCATTGTCTGATGGAGATCGGTAAACTGAATCAGCGGATCGCTGTCCTTGAAAACCATGTCAAAAAGGATGCCATCGGCAATCACAAGGCTCAGTGGGAGGAAGTGTTCTCCCTCTGGGCTTCTGTGACTGTATCAAATACTGTCGGCGGTGCAGCTGAGGAGACAAACACCGGCGTGACCAGAGCAATTCAGAAAATTGAGGTCATTATCCGACAAACTCCGCAGACTAAGCGCATGGCATCGACCATGTACAGAATCCGCTTTGACGGTTTGGATTATGACATCAAGGGCATTGTGCCGAATTTCCAGACACAGGACTATATGAAGCTGATATGCGAATCACGGAAAGCAGGTGCGAAGGATGACATCTATTGACGATATGGCATCGGAGATCATGAAAGGCTTGACGGAATATGCGGAGCTTGCTGATACAGCGATGAAGAAGGCTGTCCGCAAAACAGCGACTGCCGTCAAGAATGAGATCTCCGCTAACGCTCCGAAAAAGTCCGGTCGTTATCAGAAAAGCTGGGCTGCAAAAAAGGTAAAGGAGAACAGCCATACACTCGAAATGACGGTGCATTCTAAGAACCGCTATCAGATCGCGCACCTGCTGGAGCACGGTCATGCGAAACGAGGCGGTGGCAGAGTTGCGGCGATTCCGCATATCGCTCCTGCAGAACAGCACGGTGAGGAAATGCTTACCAATCTGATCGAGGAGGCACTTTCGTGAACTATGAAGAGATAAACGAAATGATGCAGGAGATCGGACTGCCCTTTGCTTATCACCATTTTGCAGAGGGTGAAAGCCCGGATCCGCCCTTCATATTGTTCCTGTCTCCCGGTGAGAATACATTCGGTGCAGATAATCTGATGTATATCAGCTTCAAAACGCTGAACATCGAGTTGTACACCGATGAAAAATCCCCGGAAGCGGAACAGCGTGTGGAGGAAGTGCTGACACAGCACAATATTTATTACGCAAAAACGGAAACGTGGATCGAGAGCGAAAAGCTCTATGAGGTCCTGTACTATTTGGAGGTATGAAAAATGGCACTTCAGAAAAATAAGGTCAAGTTCGGTCTGAACAAGGTCCACTGGGCAAAGATCACAGCATGGTCTGATGAAGGCGTACCGACATTCGCAACGCCTGTACGTCTGCCCGGTGCTGTATCGCTGAGTATTGACGCAAACGGCGAAAATGAGAATTTTTACGCCGATAACTGCGTGTACTATGTCATCAACAACAATGCCGGCTACGACGGCGATCTCGAAGTCGCTCTCATCACGACCGATTTCGCAACTGCCATCCTCGGCGAGCAGCTCGACAGCAAGGGGGTTCTGGTGGAGCGCAACGATGCGGAGACCTCGCAGTTTGCACTGATGTTCGAGTTCGATGGTGACAAGAACCACATCCGTCATGTGCTGTACTGCTGCTCGGCATCCCGTCCGGCAACTGAGGGTGAGACCACTGAGGAAAGCAAGTCTGTCAAGACGGAGACACTCAGCCTCAAGGCAACGGCGCTCCCGTCCGGTCTGGTGAAGTCCAAGACCTGTGAAAGCACCGACCAGACGACCTATGACAACTGGTACAATGCGGTTTATATCCCGACTGCGGCAACCACCAACAACAGCACCGGCACACGCTCGGCAAGCACTGCGAAGTCTGCTTCCGCAGCCACTACTGACTGATAAGAAAGCAGTGTCTGATGTTTAAGCCGGGTCAACCCGGCTTTCCCTTTTTGGGGGTGATGACATGGATTTCAACGATATTATCGGCAAAAGATACGGAAAGCTTGAAGTAATCGGCTATAGCAGAAAAGTAAATCGTCATCACAAGTATCTCTGTAAATGTGACTGCGGAAATACTGTGGAGCTTTTCAGAGACAATCTCATCGGCGGTCATGTGAAAAGATGTATGAATTGTTGGAAAATCGTTCGTGAAGATGATTATTGCCGATATGTGTGTGCGGATGGCAAGACATTCATTTTCAGCTTGGAAGATTATGATCTGGTTTCTCGGTATCACTGGTTCATCGATGATAAAGGGTATCCGAAAACAAATATAGGAAACTCTACGGTACTATTGTCGCGGATCATTACAAAATGTAGCCAAGGATGGTTTGTAGACCACATCAATCGAAACACACTTGATAATCGACGCTGTAATCTTCGTATCGTTACACCAAAGCAAAATTCTCATAACGAGAATGTCCGGAGAAACAACAAATGTGGTTACAAGGGCGTAAGTCGTCATAAAGACGGTAAGTACAGAGCTGACATTTTTGTGGGTGATAAAAACCAGTATCTCGGTTTATTCCTTACTCCGGAGGAAGCGGCGCGCGCCTATGACGATGCGGCAAGAAAGTATCACGGAGAATATGCAAGAGTTAATTTCCCGAAAGACAGCACAGAACAGAGTTGTCGGAATTAGGAGGAGAATATGGCAATTACAAAAACAATCACTATTGATGGTATCGATGTTCCTTTCAAGGCAAGTGCCACCGTACCCCGGCTGTATCGCGCCAAATTTCGTAAGGACATTTTCAAGGATTTCGCGGCACTGAAGACCTCCATGGATGAGAGCGATGAGGCTGACTCCGGTCTCGGCATTGAGAGCCTTGAAGTATTTGAGCAGATAAGCTGGGTTATGGCGAAACACGCAGATCCGGAGGGCGTTCCCGACAGCCCCGATGAATGGCTCGAACAGTTTAACGTGTTCTCCATTTATCAAATCCTTCCGCAGCTTTTTGAGCTTTGGGGCATGAATCTGGAGACGCAGGCAGAGTCAAAAAAAAATCTCGCCCAGTTGACCGCGAAATGACAACGCCATTGTTCCTTCTCCGATGTGTGCAGATCGGGCTGAGTCTTTCCGACCTTGATCTGCTCACTATCGGAATGGTCAACGAGATTTTCATTGAAAAGGATAACGATGAAGCGACTTACAGCTACAAAGCGACACAAAACGACATGGATAAATTTTGAGCATGAAAAGTGCGGAATATCGAGGAAGCCATCCCGAAAAGGTGTGGATATTATCGTGCGGCAAGTTCTGAGAATTCTGCTCGGACTCTCTATCTACTCCTTCGGTGTGTATCTGACGATCTACGCAAACATCGGTCTTGCGCCGTGGGACTGTCTCGGCATGGGTATCGCCAAGCATACTCCGCTGAATTACGGCAGTTCTATGGTGCTGATCGGTGGTTGCGCGATCAGCATACAGCTTATATTGCATGAGCACATCGGCTTTGCAACGCTGTTAGATGCGCTGCTGACCGGGAATATAGTGCAGTTTCTATGCGATATATCTCCCTATCCCGAAAACCGCTGTCTGTGGCTCGGCATCGCATATATGCTGTTCGGCTTCCTGTTTATTGCGCTCGGAATGTATGTGTATATGAAAGCAGAACAGGGCTGCGGTCCGAAAGACGGTCTGCTCATTGCAATCGGAAAGCGGCTGTCGAAGATTCCTATCGGCATCGTAGAGATATTGCTTTGGGCAGTCTTGACGCTATTTGGCTGGATGCTCGGCGGCGATGTCGGTATTGGAACTGTTATATCTACCTTCAGCGCAGGTGCAGTCATGCATCTGTTTTATGCAGGAATCGGTTTTGAACCGAGGGCATTGCATCACAAGAGCATATCCGAAACATTGCGTGGAGGATAGCCATATTATACACCTATTCCGCCTACTTGTCTACCTACCACAGTAGGTATTTTTATATTTCCTGAAAGGCAGGTGATATCGCATGGCAGGAAGAATTAAGGGCATTACA